ATCATCTAAACTTGTAATATGAAGGTCCATTAGTTGAAAGTTTGTCTCTACTCTATCCCATTCCATAATAATCTTAGGGAAGATTTTCTTTACTTTCTTTTCATCTAATTTTGCTTCACATATATCGTAAACGTACTGTAAAGTAGTCCCGGGCTTATCTATTAAGTCCGGAAATTCAGATAATATAGTTTTTATACCTAGTCCTTTTACTCCTGCTAAATTATCAGAATTATCTCCCAGTAACGCTTTAACTACATTGTAATTCTCTGGTATTACTTGTAGTTCTGCATTTATATTATCTTCCGTAAAGGTTTTCTTTTTAACCGGTGCATATACTTCTACTGTATCGTCTACTAGCTGTAAAAAGTCTTTGTCTGAGGATATTATAGTGCATTTTTTAACATTAGAGTGAGAAGCTAGTTTGGCTATATACGCTATTATATCATCTGCTTCTAATTTCTCTAACATCATAGATTGCATAGGTAAACACTCTAAATAGTCCTGTACCCGGTTCAATTGACCTATTAAAGCTTCCATTTCTTGCTCTTTAGTGTCGTAAAGTCCCCAGTGGGTTATCCTACTTGTAGCTCTTTGAGCTTTATAGTTTGGATCTACATTTTTTCTATTAGCAGACCCTCCTTTACCGTCCCATACTATTACCACCCTAGTTGGATCAAAAATCCTTGTTACGTACCCTAATGAGCGAAGGAAGCCCACCATGCCGCCAACATGGGCGCCAGATGGGTTCATCGCTTTGAGTAGAGAGAAACTACGAATTAACATATTCATAGCATCTACGACCAAGATATGATCGTTCAACTCACGGGGTGGGGTTTCTTTTAAGTTATTCAGTATGTTTTCGTATGCCATTAGTCTAGTAGATTTGGAGATATTGGTGTTTCTTCTAAATCTCCTTCTTCGATTAGGTCGAAGTCTACTGAACCTACTAGTTTTAGCCAGTGATCTTTATGAGCATCTCTATACTTATCAATAGCTTTTTTATCGTCTTCGATAAATCCGTGAGACGTCATAACAACTCTACCTCTTGACTGTACTCCTCCAATATGGTTCTTTTCAATCTGTATATTCGTTCTTTTAGCAAACTCTACTTGAAGACCGTTCTTTACAGCTTTAATTTTAGAAGTACCTGGATTAGTAATGTTACCAAAAGTTACTACTAATGTAGCATCGTACCACATAGACATTCCTCCTTTATTCTGCAACTTAGGTTGACCCATAGGATGCTCTGGTTTCATAGTCCATACTTTATTAATAGCTACTAACGTATTTGTATAAGGTGAGTTCTCTTTTCTAGATAAAAGAATCTTTTGATTCAAGTTATTTCCAAATTGAGTAGACATAGCTCCTGCATTCCATTCATTATTGTTCTTATTAGAACGTACTGATAAATCACAAGGTATAGATCCAATAGAGTCCCAAAAGAAACACATATCATAAGGTAAGTTACCTTTAGCTTGTTCGTCCATTAGGTCAGCCATATAGACTGCTACTTCTTCAATAGTATTTAATGAACCTCTATCAGCATAAAGGAAATGTCCTTCATAGTCTACAACGTTTCCGTTTTCATCTTTTACTTCGTTAAACTTTAAGCCCATCTCTTTGGCATGTTCCCATGACCATTTCATTTCTGAGATTACAAAGACGGGTAATATTCCCATCTTTTGAGCGTTTACAGCTGCTTCTAGTAAAGCTGTTGTTTTACCGGTATCACTATGACCTCTAAGTAGTGTAATGTGCCCTGTTGGTATTCCAGGTAAGGAAGTGATATCTACAAAAGCTTTAGAAAGAGGTATCCATCCTTGCTCTTTGAACTTGACAGATGAGGAGGAATAGCCCTTCTTCTTCTTGAAGTTTCCTAAGTTAAACGATTTCTGTACAGACGCTGCTGCACGTGCTTTTACTTCTTCTTTCTTTTTTGCCATATCTATTCGTTGAATAAGTCATCAAATTTGTTAACTGTGTCTTTGTTGCCAGCCGTAGCTGTTTCCAAAGTAAAGTCAGTTTTTTGTTGACCTAAGCTTTCTGGCAGTGAATTATCATTTCCTCCAGGAGTAGCAGTAGTATTTTCATCTGCTGATCCAGGATTTAAGTAGTTCTGTAATTGTTTCTTAATATAATCGTAATCATATTGAGTATGAACGTCTACAGGATTTGGTTGTGTTTTTAACCATGAATCTACTAAAGTATTATTATCTGATAAAGGTGTTTGTTTAGGTTTAATTCGTACAGTAGTAGTTGGGTACGGATTACCTTGTTGTTGTTCTACAACTAAATCCCATCCATTAATTACGTCTGTAAAGTCTCCTACATCTTCATCTTCAGCTAAAGCTAAAAGAGCTTTGTAGATAGTCACTCCGAATCCCCATAGTCTAACTCCTTTGTCTTCTTCTCCTCTTACTACTACGGGAGCAAACACTCTTGTTTTAGGGTTAATCTTACCTGATAAAGACCAATTGTCTTTGTCATTAGTTTTCCTTAATTCCTTAACAAATTCCTCAATAGGATCCTGTTTACCAAAGTTAGATAAAGCCACCATCGGGAATTTTCCAATACCATAGTGAAATTTTAACTCTTTAAAAGGAAAAGCAGGGTCAAAAGCAGATGGTACAACACGTACAGTCTGTTTACCTAGTTCCGGTTTCCAAAAAATCTTAGAATAGTCAGTTTTCTCTCCTACCTGACCGTTGTTGTTTAAGGCATCTAACTTAGCCTTGATCGCATTTAAATCCATATAACTTATTTTTATTTATTTGTAACTTATTATCAATATACGAAAAATATATTAACTCTCCAACTCTATTATGTTAAAAAGTTTAGTATTTATTCTTCTTAGTTCCGGTCCTTTAGTTAGAAGTATACAATTTCTAAAGTCCGACCAGTTAACTCTATACGAAGTATCTAATTTGCCGTCATTAAGTTCTTTTATTAATGTATTTAAGGCATTTATAGTGTATAGGGTGTTAGTTTCTTTTTTTCTATGTACTAGTATAGTATTATCTAAAAAGTTTGATACATTTCCAAAATCTACGTTGTAGGTGCAGATGTATTCATTTTGACTTTTAGAATAAAGTACAAATATTTTATTATATACTATTTTGTATTTCTCCTGTATGTTGGTAAGTACATCGTCTAGTGTTTCCTCTGTAGAAAATGTACAAAACAGTTTATTGCTCATATCATCATTGTAATAGGTTGCGTCGAGATCGTAATCGAACGTGGGTGCTGTAACTAATTGCATTTTATATAAATATTAAACTGTTTTATAAACCTAAATCTTTACTATATTTAAATTTTACTGGATATTTGTTATCTTTTTCTAGTATTTTCTTAATACCTTCTAATGTCTCTTTACCGTCTTCTTTGCTAAAGTCAAAAAGTAAAGCATCATATGTATAAAGTACCAATTTAGTCTTTTTATCAACTAGGTACCTTAATATATCTTTTAATATAAGAATATTATTTGAGGTCTCCAACGATTGCATCATATAATTCATTAACTTTGCTGGATGCATCTCTTTTAGGTTAGTGGTAAATGGTTTTCCTGATTGAGGATTACATACTATTCCTGTTTCTTTATAAACTGACCACATATTATCTATAAATTCCTGTATCAGTACAAAAATTTCTAAATCTTTATGCTCTTCTGGTATTTTACCGTATATTGCTTGGAAGTTAATCTGTTTAGCTTCTTTATATTGATCATCAGTTATATTTTCTGTACCAAAGTAGTGCTTTGCTAGTTGCTTATGGGCAGATTCGTCAGTAAGTTTGTACCCAATCTGATCGCAAAGTAACCTAAGGTGATAACCATCGAAATCGAACTCAACAAAATAGTCTTGGGTTGGAACGAAACATTTGCGGTGTTGTTCACTCTTAGGAATAGCAGCGAAATTAACAGAATTAAAAGCATTAGTAGGTCTAGAAGTAGCATTGTATAGGTTATAATAGGTTAGTACTTTGTTATTGCGTATATTATATTGAGGTTCTCGTGGATTAAAGTTTTCTACGAAAGGATCGTGCTGTATGCCTAGACCATTTTGTTCTATAAGATAGAATACTGATATTGCTGTGTGGTTATAGAATTCAAATCCATCTGGTATGTTATAATCTAAGACATGTTGAACTTTGTTAAATACTTTTTCACAGCTTTCGTATAATTTAGATATAGGTATTATC